AAGCAGAGGGCGGCGGGAGTTGATCGTCGAGGGTTTGGAAAACGGGTTTGGTCGTGCTGGTTTTTTATTTGTTGGATTTTTTTTTGCGGCTGTGATTGCTGCGCCGAGTCGTGCGCCGTGACTTCTGTTGCAACTCATGTGTGATATGCCGCTGCCGTCTAGGCCCGGTGCTATGTCTCCGGTGAGGCTCATGGGTGGTTCGTGGTCTGCGCTTGGGCCCATGGGGTCGCGGCCGCTGAGTGTCATGTCTACGTCGTATCCGCATCTGATGCAGATGGGTTCGCATTGTGCGAGTACTTGCTTACGCCACTTGGTGTAGGCCGGGGTCTGGTGGCCGGTACTCATCTGGTTGTGTCCATCATGATGCGGGAGATGGAGGCTTGTGGGTAGCCCTTGGCCCTAGCCTGGTCTGCCCTCATGAGTCGGCCGGTTAGGTTGTCCCTGCAGTAGAGGCATGGCCATGTGCCTGTCGTGTTGTCTATCCAGCCTTTGTAGCATCTGGTGTGGTCGCATCCGCAGCCTGACAGTCCGCAGTGTGAATCGTATTTGCTGTAATGAATTGGTTCGTGTGTCATTGGTTTGTCCTTTGCTCTAGTGATGATCGCCCCGATCTCGATCTTGATAAATCAAGCTCAGGGCTCTGTAGTGGTTTATTTTCTTGCATACTTACCCTCCCGGGTTGACCTTCGAGCCGCTGATTCACACCCTCCGTAATATCGAGCGAGGCTCCTCCCACCGATTTTATAGCCTCCAGTGGTATGTCTAGGCTTATGATTATTTGGGTAGGCATGCCTCACATATCCAGTCTGGCAGATTCTGCAAGTGCCTGCGCTTGAACCCTAATTGACCGGCTTCGATGGTTGATTGACATTTGATACATGGGACGTTGCGGGCCAGTGTGCGACCCGTCCAAGTGTTGCGGAGTTTCCCCATCAGATCGCCTTTTGTAGGTGGTCAATGTACCCGGATGCGTCCGTCTTGTTCATTTCAGTGATGCTGGTTACGGCTGTTTTGTTGAGTCCGGTTAGCCAGGCGTTGACGTTGGCAAGTTTGTCTAGGTCGTCACGTATGTCACGTTTAGCCAGTATGGCGTGTATTGCTTTGAGTTGCGGCCCCGTCAATGGGTACATACTGGAGCCTTTACCGGGTACTGCACCGTCATATTGTGATGTGGGTGCCTCAGTAACCCACGGGTCATCAGGTAGCGCCTCTGTCGTTCGCATGACCTTCCCGCGTTCCTTAGCGTGTTCGATCTCGTCTAGCGTCGCTATGGATGCGTCGATACCGATACCTAGGGCCCCTATCGCACGGCCCCAAGAACTCGTCTCAAGATTTTGTAGTTCTGACCCTCGAGTGAAGTTAGTCGTGCCGGGTACGATTTCCCACGCGGTACCGATGCCAGGGCGTTGGTCGTCTGGTGTGCGGTAGGCGTAGGCGCGTCCGATTACCCATTGCTTCCCCTCAACCTCAACGAATTGGGGCGGGTCCATTTGTAGTGATCCCTCCGGATGCCGGGCTAGGAATAGTTTGATTCGGGTCGGTACATCCACATAACCATCAAGGTTGTACGTCATTCGCTGTCCGTATCGTCGAGCATTTGCCTAATCATTCGGCGTACATCCGCGACTGTTTCGCATTTCTCGACCTCAATATCGTCAAGGACATTGGTCAAGGCTTGGACGTAGCCTTCCAGGTAGTCACCCATGATTACCACCTAAGTAGCCCCATGCGCCACCGATGACCAGGCCAGCGAGTAGGCAAGCGAGCCCTACCAGTGCCGGGTTCACGCTGTACGTTTCCACATGCGAATAGACCGGCCGTTATTGGATTCCCGTGTGCTAACCACGTAGTTACCCATGGAGGTAATGACGCCCATGCTTGCCCATGAACGGAATAGGGCACCTATTTGGTTCGGGTGACCGTCGGGTAGGCCAATGGCCTCGATGAGTAGGTCGGCACTGAATAGGCCACCTATAGCCAATGATTTACGGAATATGGTGGCCTGTATTCGCCAAGTTTTGTCTATCTCGGCGAGCACCTGGACGTCTTCACGGTCAAATCGTTCGCAATATGTGCAGAGTTGCCCGGTGCAATTGTGTCCGGGTCGGTCGAGTTGGATATCACCAATGGAGTCAAATAGTGCTTCGTTCATTTGTTCCCCTTTTTTACTAGTGGCTAGTGTGTTGGCGGAGCCTGCCACTAGAAACAAGCTCCGCCGGAGACATCCTCTGAACTTATGTGCCAGAGGTACGCGGCTTCCCCTCCGCTGGTATGTCTGTGTGCCTATCTTTGTCAGGCGTAGGTGCCGTGTCAAGGTCTTTTAGGATTCCGGCGTGTTGGGCATGATCTCAGGTGACCAACGGTCACGTGAGAATCGCCTGTATGCCAGTGTGGGTTTACCGTCACGAATCACGATAAAAGCCTGCCCATCGAGACCTAAATGGTCTAGGTCGAATAGGTGATATGTGGCGTTTAGCACCCGTGGCGTGTCTGGTTCCAATGGTCGGCCCCCCGCCCGTTATCCCATGCCGTGTAGAAAGCGCGGTCTTGCCAGTAGCGGTTCCAATGTTGGATCGGGTGATCCCGTAGTGCTTTGATCTCTGAGATTAGGCCGTCGGCGGTCGATCGACTCTCCCTGATCATCATGTACGTAAGGCTAATTCTCCATTGAGAATCGAGGAATTGATACGCGCCACTAGCGGTCGATATGGTGCCTCGAGCCCTATAGTTAGATCGGGATTCCCTGTGCATAATGCACTTGCGGACCTGCGCCCATTTATGGTGGTAATGCTGCCCCGTGTAGAGGCTTGGTTCGTGGCCTTTCCAGTCTTTCGCGTCCATCGACTGTGCTGCACATGCCGGGGCCGTGAGTAGGGCCGCGCACATAAGCACTTCCGTTATCATTTGTGCTCGAGGATTGTCACCGTGCTAGATATTCGTGTGCGCCGAACGATGTAGGCGTCCACACTTTCGCGGTCAATCCTACGGTGCCCGCCAGGTGTCACGATGGCGTCAATGCGGCCCGCGTCCGAATAGCGCCTAATAGCATCCCGTGAGACGCCTAGCATCTCGGCGGCTTCCCCTGGTCTAATGTAATCTGACATTTGTTCCCCTTCGATAGACGTCGAGCATAACCGCTATTTGTTGCGTTTACGTGCTTTTCTCAGGTCGCGTGTCCACCGAGCTTTAACAATGGGGGACCGGGCAAGGATTGGAAGAGGGAATACGGTGCCGTCACGGTCGGCGGCTGACGTGAAAGACACATGGATATGGGCTGTGTGCCCGTAATTACCGTGACGCCACGACCAAAAAGTCTTGCGATATGTACCGGAGGCGATCCGGTTCTCGTAAACCACGTATTTAAGGCGTGAGGCGCCTGCGAGCCCGCTGGCCGCATAATCAAGGATCTGGTTAGCCAGGCGCCGGGCGGTGCGCCCATTCGCGTAGGTCCCTAGCCCCTCATCAATGTCAATCGCGTGCACGACACCGGCCTTGTTCGGATTGTGGTCCGATATTCTTTCAGAGTGGGCCCGGTCCCCAATCCATCCGTCGGAGGCTTTGTCACGCTTAGGCCAGCGTCGGTTCACCTGGTCGCGCAAAGTAACGCCGCCTTTACATAGTCGAGCCATTATCTAGCCTCCCATATCTTGAATCGTCGCCGTTCAAAGCGTTAATAATCACGGGGATGACTGCCGCAGAGACTGCAACGATAAGCGGGTGAACGTCTGCTGTTGCGAGCCATGAAAGTACGGCTCCTAAACCGGCCCCTGCCGCTATTTTTACGATGGAGCCTTCCCACGTTGAGGCGAGCCAATGCTTCATTACAAACCTAACTTTTCGATTATTCGATCGACTTTTGAGGACACGTCAGCGAGTGAGTCGCCACCGTTGCGGAATCCGGGTTGGATTGGTTGTGTCGCTTTTTTTATTTCATCCCGGACGACGTTGCGGATGAGCCACACTAGGCCAGTGCCCATGATCGCTAGGGCCGCTAGTGCTGTTGCTACCAGGCCGACGACGTCCCCAAAGTCCACGGTTCTAGCCTTTGAGTTTGGCTCGGACAATAGCCCTAGCGCGTTCGGTTTCGGTAGCCACTTTTGGGTGCTTCGATGATGTTGGCTTCTTCTTTACCGGCTCGACTTCGACCGTGTCCACGTGTAGTTCTTGATCTATTTCACTCACTTAGGGGCTCCTCTATTTGTGGGCTAACGAACTCGTCGAGCACCGGGTCGTAGGTCATTCCTTGACCGGCGTAGGTTCCCCGGAAGTTGTTGTTGTACGAGGTTTGCAACCAGTCGCCGTCAATACCAATAGAAGCAATAAAAGCTTGCCCGATAGGTTCGGAGTCGGGATATTCACCACCGCCACAATCGGAATTGTTTACCACGATCACTCGCGTAACCTTGTTGTCTATTAACTCCGCAAAATATGCCATAACTACACCGCCACCGCAACAATAACCACGCCGGAACTACCAGCATAGTTACCGCTGGAGTTTCCGCCGTTCCCTGAATTATTTGTGACTGCGTTCGACCTCGATGTGGCGTAAGTTACCGAACTGCCCGTAACTGACGAAGTAAAATTTGTTAAAGACTGACCGACACCCGCGCCAAAGCCAGTGAATAGCGTGCCTAGTGAACTGTTTACCCCTGTCGCTGTTCCGGCATCTGCCGCATTCCCTGGACCACCGGCACCGATAGTTATTGTATGGGTTGCGGCGGTAATGTTATGTAGACCAATCACGCTGTAACCGCCTTGCCCGTTCCACAATCCAGACTTTCCGCCCGAACCGCCACCGAGGACAAGAATGTTTGCCTGACCTGCCCGGTCAATTACAAGCGAACCGGAACCTGTGAACGTGATGTACTTGTAATCGTCGCCGTTGCCGTCTGTGTATGTGCCGGTAGCCGTGTTCGTGAAGTTCGCGGACACGGCCCCGCTAAAAAGTATCCATGCACTACCGTCGTAACGGTAACCTTTGTTATCGTCGTTAAGGCTGCACATCTGGCCCTGAACCGGGCTAGGTATTGCGGCGTCACGCGCTGCCGCGTTAGCGAACGGATTAACTCCGACGATGTCGAGTCGTTCCGCTAGCGCCTCAGAGGCACCGGGGTAGTTTGCGACTAGGTCGGAGGATTCCACATAAGGATTGCCTACGGGGGTGACTGCCATTTATAACCTCACTAGATCGGAGTTGGTAACTATTTCAAACCATTGAGCGCCCGCCCCAACTTCTCCCCATGTAAACGCAGGGGCGACCTGTCCCCATTGTAGGACCTGCAAAGAGAATCTAGGGTCACTGATTGACAGTGTCATGATGTGTTGCCCGTTGTTGTAGGAGTCCGTCCAGCCCTCAACGATGCCGTTAAAGTCAGGATACGGGCCTGAGGCGGGTAATCCTCTGACGGTTACTAGGTCACCGGATACGAGCTCGAGTAGTGCGGTCGTGTCGGTTACGTCAAGTTGGTCTACGAGCACCGATATTTGACCGAGGTTCCATAACCCGTTGGCTTGCGCGGTCATGATCCCCGCGGCCCGTGTGGTTGCGTCGCTGAGGGTTTTAATGCCCGTGTCGAGGCGGTATTCACGCCGCCCGTATTGCGTGATCGAGGCGCTATCCGTTTGGGTCACTGACTCATCTGGCCCGTAGGTCACGGTCACGTCGTTAATCAGAGGCGTCAAAGTCTTAGACCACGTAGGGGCGAAGATAACTCCGGGGGCTTCGAGATTAAAGCTCGTTGGGAATAGCGGTGCTTCGGCCCATGTGCCCTCGGCTTCTGCCCAGGTGCCGACCTGGTTGGCCCATATCCCGGCGAATGTTGTCGAGCCCCGGTTGCCGTAATCCTCGAATATTATTTGGCCTGTCGGGTCGTCGTAATACGTTGCCCCGGTACCTTGAGCGATACGTGCCAGGGCGTCGAGTGCCGTGGTCGGTTGCGCGTCGGCTTCGAGGATCGCGTAGAGGGTAATATCGGGGTCGCCTGCGTTGAGGTAGTCGAGTCCAGTGGCATCAAGTATTCCGGTTACCCGTTGCCGGGCGCTCTGCTCAATGTAGCCCGAGGCACCGACATCCGTATAACCGAGTTTGGCTAGGTTCCCCATCGCGGTAATCGTAGTGATCGCGGTCGGGGTGCCGGTGCTAATGAATGACACGTTAAGGTCACTAATCGCACCGGTGAACCTATCGACACCGTCAAAAGATATTGCGACCGTGTCGGCTAGATCGAGTAGCGGGCCAGTGTCGCCACGTAGCACTAGTTGAGCGTTAGAGGCGGTCGGGTTCGCTGTGACATCGGATCGACCGTGGGCGATTGCGAGACTGTAATCGAATAATGCTAGGTCGATCACCGACCCGCCTAAAGTGATTTGTAGGGTCATGCCAGCACCGGGGTAACGACCGCGCCACTACGGGCATCAGAGTTGCGGATCACGTTGGCGATAGCCCGGGCGACTTGTTGATCGGTTATCAGTTGTTGGGCGGCTGTCGCGTCGGCTACTTTCTCGGCTCTGGCCGCTGTAGATGCTGCTTCGACGTTGCGAACCGCTGCGGCCACGTCACTCGCCAGTTGGGTTTTGAACGCTGCACCGACTGGTTTAGCCATTGCTTTACCCAATTTTTTTAGTGTGCCGCGCTCATAATCCAGTTGCTTAGCTAGGCTAACGACCATAGCGGCGGCCGATTCGACTCCGGCGGTCATGAATTCGGGTACTAAACCTAGTGCCAGTTCCCTGGTGCGGTCTTGAACATTGACCCACTTCTCATTTATCGAGCCGAGTAACCCTTTATCGTTGAGCATGTCTTGGCCAAGTGCCCCGCCCACTTCCGGGCCTAGCCCGGCCATGTAGTCGATCAAAGTTTGGTCTACCTGCGAGCTTTGTAGCGCCTCGAGTACGTTGCCGAACCATTCGGCCTCAGCGACCATCGCATCGAATCCCGCCAACACGGATGTTCCGGTCTTTTTCCCATCCGTGTACGCCTTACCGAGGTCTACCCCGGCAAGTAGGTTGCCTTGCATTGCTAGGGCGTAACCGGCTACGGCGTCTTTAGCGTCGTTAAATGATTGCACTTGGATGGATAAAAGGTTTTCAGTTGAGGCGATGGACTTGCCTAGGTTGTCGGTGCTTTTTTCTAGGTACTTTTGGAATTTCGTTAGTTTCTCGACTTCGACGGTCGCACTCGATGCGGATCCCGCGTAGTTCGTGGTCGCTGTCGTTGTCGTGGTGGTGGTTGCTGTTAAGTCTCTTTGACGTTCGGCAAGGTCTTTGTAATCTTTGTTCTGTGCCTGAGCGACATCCCGGGCCATTTTGGTTTGTGCCTGTAATAGTGACACGGCGTCAGTAGCGCCGTTAGCGGCGTCCGTCATGTCGTTTAATGGGTTGACCGTGTTAGCAACCGTGTTACCAAATGTCTCCATAGCCGGGGAGGCTTCATAGGCGGCGTCGCCCGTTCCCTCTGTCGCTTGACCGAGCGCCTTCATTACGCGACTAAACGGGTTAATCGTGTCACTAACGAAACTGAACGCGTCACCGAGTAACCCGGTCTCCGTTTTGACTTTCTTCTCGATGTCTCTAAGGAATATGAATCCGTCGTAAAGCATCGCAAGCGAGGCGACGACATCGGCCACAGTTTCGCCTAAGTCTTCGAGTGCAGGTTCTAGCTTCTCCATGGATTTAACCATGTCGCTAGTGCCCTCAGTGGCGTCAGTTAGCCCAGTGAGTAAGCCTTTACCAAATGATTCCGCTAGGTTGTCCGTCGCTGTTTTAAGGACTCTCATGCGGCCTTGGAGCGTGTCGGCGGATGCCGTGGCCTGCCCGCTAAACGTGTCCGATAGCACTTGAGTAATGACTTGCATGTCGCCGGTTTTGATTGTTGCGGCGTCGATACCGGCACCAAGTCGGGACAGGCCCGCGATGTTTCCTTCGTACGCTTTACCCATCGCGTCGGTTACGGCTTCAAGGCTTTTACCAGATCCGGCAGACACGTCAAGGGCAAGGCTTAAGGCCTTTTGTGCTTTACCCGTGTCACCAAGTGCCCTGACCAGGCGGTCGTAGGCGGGTCGTAGTTCGGTATCTGCCACGCCGAGGGATCGTTCTAGACCGTAAATAAACTTTTCTATTTGTGGCTGGTCGTGCGCTAGTCCAAGGTTGTCCAGGGTGGTGGAAAGTCTACGGACGGCCTCTTCATCTTCGAGTGCGGCTTTAACTCCGTCGGATGCTAGTTTCACGGCAAGCGCACCGGCCGCGAGACCGGCACCGATAAGGGCCGGGCCGAGCATGTTTTTCAAAGATCCCGCTAAACCTTTTAAACCGCCTTGAGCCTGAGTCATTCCGGCGTTAAATTTTTTTAGATCCGCCGCTAAGTAAACCGTTAAGGTTTTTCCGACTGCCATCACATCACCGGCCATTTACGGACGACACGGTCTACGGCTTCGCCCCATTCTTGTAAGGCTGGTTTCTGGTAACTGCGTGCTTTTGCTAGCCAGTTCGTGCGAGTGAATGGTGCGAAAGAATCACCACTGTCACCCGTGTCGGTTGGATATCTCAACATGTTCGAGGATGCGCCACCGGACGTAACTTTCTTTTGCTTACCGATGGAGACTTTGGGGAGCCGGTCGAGCCCGGATCTAATGTCAGATGCCAGAATGTCGCCCCATTTACCACCGACGTTTAGGGCCGCGTTTTGGAACGCTGGCACCATGTGACGATCGGCTATTGTCCGTGAGGCTTGCCGTAACTCTTTGGCGGCTTCTTTGCCGAGTTTTCGGAGGTCGCGCAGTAACGGGTTAAGTCCTTCGATGTAGGCATCGAATTGCTTAGCCATTACGCTAACTCCTCCATGATCGTGACGACCTCTCGGCCTGTCAGTTTCTTCACGTCTTCCATCGTCCAGCCCGTACGAACCGCTAGGCGAATGAGTAGCCTGCCGTGACTACCCTCTAAAAAGGTTCCGCCTCGTCCTTAAGGATATCGACTTTTACCCGGTTTTTGCGGGCCCACGATTTCACTGTTTTAAGGTCCCCTGGTTCTTTGTCCTCGAGATAAAAGTAGGCGATTGTGAGTCGCATTGCTTGTTCACTTGTGGGACGGTTACCGTTTAGTTCTTCATACATCATGAAGTCTACTGGCAGGGTTTCGATTTCTTTTGTTTCGTGGTTATCGGACTCGATTTTTAGTCGTGGGTACATAATGGGTTCCCCTTAGCCTTATGCCGTTGCGGCGAAAGTAACCGAGCCGGTGAATGATGTCGATACGGTTACGACACCGTCGGCCGGGTAGGTGAGGTCGGCGGATTCGATAAACATTGCGGCACCGGACCACGTTCCTAATGCTGATTTAACTATGACCACTACGGATGCGGCGGAGGCGATAGCGGTTTGGAGTGCGCCGTACATCCCGCTGACTTCATCGAATAGGAAGTCCAGACTCATGGTCGAGTTCAGGTCGGTCTGGTCAAACGCGACCCCGGAAAGGGTTTTAGTGCGTACGATCGTCGGCGTCGTGTTGATTGTTCCTGACGTCACCTGGTTTTCGTATTGTGTCGCATCGATTCTCACGGTGAACGCTGCTCCAGTTACTCCAATAGCGGGCATTATTATCCTTCTTTCATTTGTATTTGGACTTCGATTTCGGTTGTCATAACGGTCCCTTGCGATCCCAGGCTGAGGAGTTGCGGCGCGTTCACACTCGCCACGTTCACCGATGCGGGTAGCGCGGCCAGTAGCACGTCCAGGGCGTCCTCAGTTGTTGAGATTGCCACCGCGTTGACCCTCACGTTCACGTTAAGTAATAGCCGCCACCGGACCGCATAGTTCAGGGTTGAGCCGATGCGGGTCGGTTGCACCCACGGCGAGTCGGGGACGATGACAACGCTAGGGGTGACCGGGACTGTAGGAACCGTGTCGTAAATTTTGTACCCGAGCCCGGTCAAGCTCGTAACTATTAGTTCTCGGGCTTCCGTGGTGAGTGCCATCAGCCGACCATCGTCGTCATTTGTTTATACGGTGCCAGTAGGACAGTCACCCGGGCCATGAGCGCCGAGTTGATTCGTGGGCTCGGGGTGAAGTCCACGCTAATAGATTCGCCCCCGGCCGCGTAAGCCGCCTGGTACGTCTCGACCGCTATACTCATAGCCGCGATTTTCAGGGGTGCCGGTTCCGCTTCGAACGAAACAAGCGTGACTAGGTAACCGATCAAGATACATGCCGAATTGGCATGCAAGTCGAGCACGAGACTGTCGGGTGTCTCGTACTCAATATCCAGATTGTCGGCCAGTTCCTGACCGGTTACCAATGTCATATCGGGACCTTTACTACCTTCCGGGGGTTGTTAGTTTGTTAGGCCACAACTTCAAGGGACACGATGCCAGCGGCCGTGTAGGCGGCGCTGACCCCGTAACCGTAGATTGCGATGTCGCGGCCGAGGTTGGCTACGTTCTCCGCCGTGGCGAGGGCTGGACCGTCTTCGATCCATGAGGCGGTCGCTGTGTTCGAGACGAGGATCGCACCGGCTGCCAAATTGCGGTCGTGAATGACGGGCAGACCGGAGACGTTTACTCCGAGAGTGCCAGCTGTTGCCACGCCTGACACGTTCGAGACTGGGTAGGCCGATGGGAAGAACGTCGACCAACCGCCGATTTCTGCAAACACGTTGCTGGCGACGAGGACAAACTCTGCCCCGCGACCGGTTGCCGTTTCCACGGTGACCGATGCCTGAAACACTCCTGCGCGGAATTCCGCTCCTGTCGTGTCACCCGCGAAGTTGTAGTTCTGTGGAGTGCTGGCTGCAAGCATCGCGTCAACAAACGCGTTGTCGGTGATGAGCGCGTAGGACGCGGCCATGATCCGATTGTGTGCGTCAAGGTAGGAAGGGCTCGAGCGCTGAAGCAACTGGTAGGAAATATCCGAACCCGCTGCGAAAGTCTTAAGGCTTGCCGTTCCCTTCTTTATGTCGATCCGAACGGAATTAACTTCCGTCTTTTCTGTGGTCTGCTCTTCAACGATGAGTGCTAGGTCACCGTCAAAAAAGGGCCATGCGAACTCCATGCCACTTGTCCCGGCTGATTCCACACCAAACGCGGTGATACCTGGTCGGCCAAGGTCCACGATGTTCTTAACATCCAACATCCAGTTAGGCGGAAGTAGGCCGGGGTTGTTTGTGGTGATCTGGTCTGCGAGTGCGCGGGACTCAACTTCACCGGCGAGCACTGCCTTGGAGTATTCGCCGAATGAACGGTAAACGGCTAGCGGGTGCTGCGCCTCGGAGGTGTATGCCTTGGAGGCGATGGTTTGTAGTTCTTCTCGCAGTGACTTGACTGCCTCGCGTGCTTCAATGTCCACCGAGTTAACCTCGGTTGACTCGGTTGTTTCTAACATTGTTGCTCCTTCTTCTTCTCTGATGGTGCTTACACCGGCTGCGGAGTAAGCGGGATAGGGGGTCAAACTGACTTCTAGTAGGTTCGCTGCTGTGTGTTGGATAGCGTCCCGGGCTTTGCTCATGATGGACTTCACCGGGTTAAACCCCACCGATAATCCCTTGATAGTGGATGTCCGGGCGAGTACAGCGGCATCCCGGCCTAGGGCCGTGTCCACAATTTCAAAGTCGATATAGAGGCCGTCTTCGCGGTTCTCGGCCCCGGTGATCTTCCCGACCGGTTCCCCATGCCGGTAGGCCAGCGGCTTACCGATCACGTTGGTTAGGTCGAATGAGCCAGGTGCAAAGGATTCCCGGACGCCACCGATCATGGTTTCTGAGTTGTATGGGACTGCCATGCCGTGACCGCTGCCGACGATGTCGCCGGTTTTGTCTTCGCGCTCTTCAAAGATGACGACTGATTCCGTGTTGAGTTGTTTCACCGTAGGGCTCCGTTCATGTTAAACACGCCGAGTGTTGGTAGGTCTAAAAGGTTTTGGGCGTCTTCCACAGTAATAACTTCCAGCGGTAGGAGCTTGGTTATCACTTCGGCTAGGGCCGCAATATTGTCACGTAGGAAGGCGGTTGTATCGAAGTCGATTACGTACCCGGTCGGGGTGACATCGGGCATGGAAAGTCTTTGGGTAACTAGGTTCATCACGGGGCGTAGCGCCGTGTCCAAAAGGTTTCGGTAAAGGTCTACCCGGTTCGAGTACGTCAGTGAGGATCCGGGGACACCGGCCCCGACCCATATCGGATCCAAGTTCGCTAGGCGAGCAATAGCCACGGCGGCCATATTCTTAGCCTCAACAAGTTGGACGTCGCGGGCACTAAAGCCCATGACTTGCGCGTCTATCGTGTTGTTTAAATATGCGGTGCCACGGTTGGCGCGGGCTTCTTCCCACGCATCAAGTAAGGCGTCGACCTGGTCGGCGGGGAGATCCGGGCCGGAGTTCTTGAGCGCCACTGTGGGGATAGGTGTTTCGGAATACATCAAGGTAGCGGCTTCGAGTGCTGCCGCCGTCGTGATCGCCGTGGCACCGTTGGCTAGCCAGCCGCCTTCACCTGAGCCGTAGAATTTGATTACGTCCCGGGTCGGTATCCGTCTGGAAAGATAATAGAAAGGGTCAGCCGGTGGCTGTTGGGTTTCTTCGATCCCCGCGAAGATGGCCGGTGTGTCGATGACGTCCTCGACCCTCATAACCTCAACCGATACGGGGTATCCGGCGAAGTCCCGATTAAGCACAAGCCAGTAAGCCCGGTCAAACATGAGAAGGTCTGAGAGTGTGCGTTGGATGACGTTGGCGTATGGGTAGATCGGTGACGGTTGGCTAAGGAGCTGCCGGGCCGGTACGGGTTGACCATTAAAGTATTCCCGTAAAGGGAACGCGCTAATCGTGTGCGTGTACGTCTTGAGTGCGTCCACGAACGCGGGCACTTGCATGGCTGTGGGTCGAGTGGATCGACCGGCCAACTGGTTAGTGAGCAAAGCGTAGAGGCCCGAGGATTCACGTACGTGCGCGGCTGCAGGTTCCTGTGCTGTCGCCATCGTCCGGGAAATAGACTCTTGACCGCGCACGAGTGAAAGGGCTCGGGGGAACACCATGGGGACAGTGTAGCCCCTTACCACGGTTTGATGCCGTTTACGTGCGTTTGCGTGATTTATGCGTGTCGGCGTGTCGGTCTACGTGACCTAATCATCGCCACACTACGAGGCGTTTTTGAGGCTTGAGACACGGCAAACATAACGGCGCGACCGGCATAGATTCCGCTTCTGCCCATCGGCGCGGTGATTACCCACCCGCCTTGCCGCTGCGAGATCGTCGAATTCCCAAAATGTTCCTGCAGTATTTGGCTTCCATCGTGCCGAATTTGTAGACGACTAAATAGGTCTACGAGGATTTGGGTTGCTACGACCGCTTCACGTTGCCCAACCAGGTCATCAAACTTTTCCCGTATGCGATCCACATAACCCGGCGTTACTTGAATATATAGGCTTGGATGCAGAGCCCGGATCTTGCGTAGTTGTTCGTCCACTTCCACAATCGTCCTATGCGTCGTGACCCTGACAACGATGTGCCCGTTGAGATTCGGGGCCGCTATTGCTACGGCGTGACCCATACCATCAAAGTCACACTCGACCGCAACCGACCAAACACCGTCCGTCGGGAGTTCGACCAGGGGATCCAGGCAAGCGTTCCAATAGGATTCCTTGAGCCAATGGTTCGATCTAATTACCCACATGTTTAAGTATTCACGCCTAAACGCTGATTCTTCGATGCGGTGCCATTGTTGCCGGACAAACGCTTCACGTTTGTCGTCCCACGCCGGGGACCCCCATCGCCACGTATCGACCTGGTCGGGGTCGGCTTCTGCCGGTGCACTCCATTCCAGTAGGAGGACGCTACCCGGTTCAGGATCCTCTAAACGGTCAAGGGCCCGCTGCCTGTACGCTTGCATCAGGTCACTGGTTGAATCCCCTGCGGTAGATATAAGGAATAGTTGCCCTTGATTCTTCATTGCCATCGTTGGTACAAGTGAGTCTTCGACTACTTCGCGTTTTACTTTCCAGGCTTCGTCGACGAATATCATTGAGCACGAATACCCGACACCGGCCGAGTCGTTAGCGGCATGAATGAGCCACCGGTCACCGCTCGGTAGTTCGATACCTGCCGCTTCATTGCCCCACTTTACGGCTTTTTTCCCGTAGGTCGCGGCGGCCCACAAGCCTGCCGGGCGCATAACTTCCATGGCGGTAGATCGCTTATTAGCCACGTGCAAGATTGTTTGAGGTTCACCGAACAGGTCAGCATGGTGCAAACGCCACATGCAAACCGCCCGCGATAGGAACGATTTCCCCGACTGTCTGGCCACCGTGATAATAACCGCACTCCAAACGAGCTCTTTATTTTCGTCATACTCCAGGGCCCGGTCGAGCGCGTACTTTTGCCACCCGAATAACTGCATGTTAAACACGCGATCTAGCCATTCAGCCGCGTCATCACCGTACGAACCGACCACCGAATTAGGGGCCCTAGTTTCCAAACGAGGGAACGCATACCCGTCCGCATGAATACGCGGCGTAGCGTGGCTGTACGAGGCGTTATCGGCCAATCTAGGGCCCGGCCCGCCCTCAGGGGGGGAAAGCAGAGGGCGGCGGGAGTTGATCGTCGAGGGTTTGGAAAACGGGTTTGGTCGTGCTGGTTTTTTATTTGTTGGATTTTTTTTTGCGGCTGTGATTGCTGCGCCGAGTCGTGCGCCGTG